CCGTTTCCCAATAGATGTTGAGGCAAGCGCAGATAGCAGTCAGGTCCGATTCGTTGACAGCCGTTTCCCCGGAGGTTGGCGTACGGACAAGGCACTCGCCATACTGAACATGAACGGGTTCGACAAGAGCGGTAAGCCCCTCATCAAGATGACGAGCAAGCGCATCACCAACGACAAGTATTCGGCACACAACTCGGAGCACCACACCCGTGTATCGAGCGATCCCAAGAAGGTGCTCAAGTGGATGAAGGACTACATCAAGCCGTACACACCACAAGAAGTGGCAGAGCGGACACGTGACCGTGCGTTCTCTGCGTACGACACGTGGCAGACCCAAGCCTCAGATGCGATGAGTGGTCTGACCTATGTGCGTGAGGAAGAGTTGTACGAGGAGATCGGAGCGTTGGTAAGCGTTGGGGTTCAGTTTCGTACAGACAAGTTTAGGAAACTCGCTGAAGAGGGGCTGCCCGCGTACCTTGAGAAGCAAGCGCGGAGAAAGGCAGACAAGCCAGCCACCCATGTGATCTTCAACCCAGACGAATCCGTTGCCGTGACGGACAAAGACGGGGCTACTACATACGACTCATTCGATATGGTTCCGCAAGACATACAGCAACAAGTTTCCCTGCTACGCATGATGGAAGCGGACCAGTACTTACCCGAGGTCGGCATCAAGTTCGACAAAAATGTGTTCTGGGTTAACGTACAAAAATAATTTGTCAAACACTTGACAATGCTAGAAGGGTTCCATATATTATGGACATGACCGTACCGTTTACAGCAATGGCAAGTCTGGATGAGGATGGTGACGTTACGAAGATTTCAGCGATGAGCAACATCTCATACACGATCTTTGTGTTACCGCTTGACAGCGTGCCCGAGTACTTGATGGAGCGCATTGCTCTGCTCAAGATGTGTGACATCAACAAAGAGAAACAAGGAGAAGCCATCGGACGAAAATTCAACAACGACACCATCTACGTGTACTTGTCTTATGACGAGTTCAAAGAATTAACACCATTAAGCAGAGTAACAACATGACCAAAGAAAAACTTTCCCTTTCCCGCCGAGTAACCCACTTGCTGGCTACGGTGCCCGAGGGCTTGCGCTCCAAAGATATTACCGAGCGCCTTCTAGGTACGACAGCGCAAGCCACCAGCGTGGCAGTGTGGAAGCTCAAACAGGCTGGCACCATCAGCCACGACAAAGTGACTGGCATCTACAAGTTAACAGATGTTAATACGCAGAAAGCCCAAGAGACCAAAGCATCGAAGCCCATCGTACAGAAGGTCGAGATCGTGGAGCATCAACGCCCCATGCAGAAGTTGCGGAAACAAATTGACGAGTTGGCCAAGGGCAACGCAGAGATGACACGGCTATGGCGCGGTGCATCAGAGTCTTCACGAGATTTCGAGCGCAAGTACTTTGATGCACTGGCTGTGATTGCTTACCTCGAAGCGAGACTGGCCAAGTGAGCACCCCTGAAGCTGCCGTAAAGGCCAAGATCAAAGCTGCACTCAAGCAACACAACGTCTACTTCTTCATGCCAGCTACGCATGGCTACGGTTCATCGGGCACGCCCGACATCGTGTGTTTGTGGAACAAGTTGTTTATGGGTATCGAGGTCAAGGCCAACAGGGGCAAGCCCACTGCACTCCAGCTCAAGAATCTGCGGCAGATCAGAGATGGTGGTGGTGCGGCTATTCTGGTGGACGAGACAGGTATCGGTATGCTCACCCTGCTGCTTTCCACATGGGCGGCGTATGGGCCAGAGTTCGGGCGCTTCTACAACATGACCAAACATAATGACATTGACCTCGACACCAACAAGATCGAGACCGACTGATGGCACGGTGCGCAAGCTCAAGCGCATCCTACAAGGCAAGTATGCAATGTCAGTTAATGATGTTGCACGCAACCTGCGGATCAGCCCGAGGCACGCATGGCGGTTCATAAGCCGACTTGAAGCCGAGGGTGTGATCTATCTACGGTATCGCCAATCGCGGTACAACTACTACGCACTAAGGAGAGAGAAATGAAATTGGACAAACTGGCATCTGCACTGAGTTCGATGCGCAGTGAATACGGACTGGACGCAACCGACTTGATGGTGCTCGATGAAGTCATGCGCACCAAGCGGGTGGCAGGGGAGGTCACTATCATGGAGATTGTGGACAAGTCTAAAGCGGCATCGCCAGCTACAGTTCACGCACGCATCAAGTTGTTGTGCGACATGGACCTGCTCAAGAAGTCACCGCACCACACCAACCTCAGTTACAGGATGCTGGACAAAGGCCCTGAGTTCGACCGACTGACCAAGATTTTGGGGGATGTATGAACACACCAATCACAATGCAAGAGCCAACCGAGCCTAATGAAACGATGGCAGACCCCGCAGTGGTGGACGCAATTGCAGCCCAAATGCTGGCGGCAGTAGAAGCTGAAGATGCACAGAAAGAGTTGTTTGACAAAGACGCTGTGGACACAGCACTCTTGCTGGAAGGCGCAATGGACAAGCGCATACGGGAAGCCGTTGCCCAAGCATGGAACGCTCAACTGCGTACGTACGTGGAGACACGTATACATGCCGAAGTCGCGGAGCTTGGTACAAGACTTGGCCGACAGATACACCAACTGGTCAACGGCGCAATGGAAGGCAAGCTATGAACTTAGAAGACATGAACGAAGGCGTGCGCATGCTGGTCAAGCGCATCGAGTCTGACCCACAAGAGTTTGAAGAAGGTTCTATAAACAAGTGGGGGCGTGTGCTGGGTGGGTTCCCAGAGCGATACCGCGACATCCTGACCAAGGACGAGATCGAAGTCATCGAAGCCAAGCTGAAAGAAGCGCAACGCGCCAACTTCACATCGCTTGTGATGCGCGTGCTGACTGGCACTGACGAATACTCGATTGAACAGGCTTACAAAGACCGGATATACCAAACAACAGCAGGTAGGAATCGGAGCCTTGGTACGCTGATTGCCCCCGGTGGTGGCCTAGTCACCACAACTGGTTCCAACGGTAGCATGTGGCAGGGCAGTGCGATCACAACCAGTAACAGCGTACAACCTAAAGGACCCATGCCATGAACATCATCACGGTAGATTGGGAAACGTATTACAGCAAGGACTTGGGGTTCAAGTCCCACACCACTGAAGAGTACGTGCGGCATGACGATTTCCATGAGATTGGTATCGGCGTTGCGGTGGGCGATCAACCCGCCACGTGGTTCAGCGGTTCCCGCGAGGAAACTGCGGCACACCTCAAACAGTTCGATTGGGCTAACTCATTCGTGCTTGCGCACAACACACAGTTCGATGGTGCGATCCTGTCATGGCGTTACGGCATCAGACCCAAGGGCTGGCTGGACACACTGTGCATGGCGCGTGCGATTCATGGCGTGGAGGCGGGTGGCAGTTTGGCGAAACTGGCCGAGCGGTACAACATCGGAGTCAAGGGCACTGAGGTCGAGAACGCACTGGGGTTGCGCCGCACTGACTTCTCACCAGAACAACTTGCACGGTACGGTGACTACTGCGTCAACGATGTCGAGCTGACACGCACACTGTTTCATCGGTTCATGCTGCCCGGCGTGGGTGAAGGCTTTCCTGTCAAGGAGTTGAAGGTCATCGACTGCACGTTGCGCATGTTCATCGAGCCAGAGTTGGAGCTGGACCTGCCACTGCTGGAGGGACACCTTGAAGCGGTCAAAGCCAAGAAAGCCAAGCTGCTTGAGGTCGCGCAAGCGGACAAGGACACGCTCATGTCTAACGACAAGTTTGCAGGACTGCTCAAGAGCCTCGGAGTTGAGCCACCTGTGAAGATATCCGCACGCACGGGCAAACAGGCGTGGGCTTTCGCCAAGACAGATGAGGAGTTCAAAGCACTGGCCGAGCATGCAGACCCAAGGGTTCAGGCGCTGGTGGGTGCACGGCTGGGCAACAAGACCACACTGGAGGAGTCACGCACACAGCGGTTCATCGACATTGCCACACGGGGCAAGCTGCCTGTGCCGATCAAGTACTACGCAGCCCACACTGGGCGCTGGGGTGGTGACGACAAGATCAACCTGCAAAACCTACCGAGCCGTGGGCAAAACGCCAACCGACTGAAGCTGTCCATCAAGGCCCCAGAGGGCTACGTGATCATTGACTGCGACTCATCGCAGATTGAAGCGCGGACGGTTGCGTGGCTGGCAGGACAACAAGATTTGGTCGATGCGTTCGACAAGGGTGAAGATGTATACAAGATCATGGCATCAGCTATCTATGGCAAGACAGTTGAAGAGATTAACAAAGAAGAACGGTTCGTTGGCAAGACCACGATTCTTGGAGCGGGATACGGTATGGGTGCCGCTAAGTTCCAAGCGCAGCTCAAAAACTTCGGGACGGACCTTCCGCTTGATGAGTGTCAGCGAATCATCAGTGTCTTCCGTGCCACCTACGACCGAATCCCCGCCTTGTGGAGGCAAGGTCAAAGCTGCCTTGAAGCGGTTATTACAAACAACGCAGCGGTATTTGGGGTTGTAGACGCAGTGCGGTTTGACCCGACACGCCAAGGGTTCCAGCTACCCAGCGGACTGTGGCAACGCTACGATGGCTTGCGCAAGATGACGGACCCCGAGGGTAAGGCGCAGTACGAGTACCCGAGCCGCAAAGGCCCCGTCAAGATGTACGGCGGCAAGCTGGTGGAGAACATCTGTCAAGCTGTTGCACGGTGCGTGATTGCGGAGCAGATGCTGCTGATTGCCAAGCGGTACAAGGTTGTGCTGACTGTGCACGATGCGGTGGCCTGTATCGCACCAGAGGCGGAAGCCAAAGAAGCCCAAGCGTATGTGGAAACATGTATGCGGTGGAGACCCACATGGGCATCAGCCCTGCCCTTGAACTGCGAGTCAGGCATGGGGAGATCGTATGGAGAATGTTAGAGACTTCAGCGACCTCTACTACGAACTGACCCCCGAGGAGCGACACCGCTACCTTATGGGTTTGGCCCAGTTAAAAGTGGGAGGTATGACGTACAAGGCCATCGGGGGGTTGACCAACCTTTCCCCATCGGCACTTGGCAAACATTTGAAGGCATACGAAAGAGAATACAAAAAGTTAATCAGCGACAACCAAGACCGTCTTCACCAAAGTCTTAGACGGGTAGACCCCGAGTACGACTACATGACTGACCCTCGCACCGTGCACCAACAAATGTGTGCGTTGTTAATGGGCGGGGACGAGATCAAGAGCACGCTAGAACAATTAACAGGAGTTAATAAATGAACATCTATTGGCCCGGCACTAAGACCGTCAAGAGCCAAGGCAACGCATTTGATTGGCGTGCAAAGGCAGACGCTATCACCGATGACAAAGGGTGGAAACAAGCAGTTCTTGCCAAGACCAAGACAACGCTCAAAAAGTCCACGTTCACCATCTATAGCAAAGCGAGGCAAAGCAAATGACAAACACAGTGGATCAGGACTTCTACAAGTTCTTCAAGGGGCATGAGTACAACGACACCATGCTCAACGTATGGCGTTCAGCAACCGACTGGGAGAGATTAAGATGCGAGAAACTGGTGGAGAATTCGATACGCCGCAACGGCGACTCCATAATCAAGCGCGAGATACTGAAGTCGGTGCTGGAGAAAATCCGCAAGGGCAAGCCATCGACTGGAGCGGCTGGTGGCCTTTTGACCGAGCAACTGGAACTGCCCTTCGACAACTGAATACGAAACCCCAACAACCATACGAGGAAGCAACATGGTAGACGCAAAGGCAAACGAGTTACAGATTGGTGGGAGCCACTACAAAGACATGGGCGTGCAGCCTTGGGAACTGATGGAAGCTGTGCTCACCCCAGAAGAATTTATTGGATTCTTGAAGGGCAACTGCATCAAGTACGCCATGCGTGCGGGACGCAAGGACAGCGACGATGCGGGTAAGTTCCGTCACTACAACCTCAAGCTGCAAGAAGTATTGGGCAAGACATGAACCACGAAGACAACCTGTTTGACTTCTACGCAGGGTTGGCTATGCTGGGCTTAATCATGCGGGGCGATCCCGTTGACGAGCTGGCAGACGAAGCCTTTCGTTACGCCGAGGACATGATTGCCGTGCGCAACAAGCTGCCCGAGGGGGGCATTGCAGCCATCCACAAACCCAAAAGGAAGTATGAGCGAAAAACCTAAGTACACGTGGTCGTACTCATCGCTTGACATGTTCAAGCAGTGCCCACAGAAATATTACCGCATGCGGGTGCTCAAGGACATCAAAGAGCCTGAGTCCGAAGCCATGCGCTACGGCACAGACGTGCACAAAGCAGCCGAGGATTTCATCAAGGACGGAACCCCGATCCCTGAGAAGTATGCGTTCCTGCGCCCGTCAGTCGAAGCGTTGAAAGCCCGTCCGGGCACGCACCTGTGTGAGTACAAGATGGGATTGACCCGTGACTTGGAGCCATGCGAGTTCTTTTCCAAAGATGTTTGGTGGCGGGGTATCGCTGACTTGATTACGCTGCAAGGAGACCGCGCATTTGTGGTTGACTACAAGACGGGCAAGTCCAGCAAGTACGCTGACACCAAGCAGCTTGAGCTGATGGCGCTGGCGATCTTCAAACACTTTCCACAGGTCAAGAAGGTCAAGTCCGGCTTGCTGTTCGTGATTGCCGAGGATTTCGTCAAGGCTGACTTCACCGCTGACCAGCAGGGCATGCACTGGGCCAAGTGGTTGACCGACACCGCAAGGCTGGAGCAGTCCATCACACTGAACGTGTGGAACCCAAGACCTAATTTCAGTTGCCGGGGCTGGTGCGCAGTGAAGGATTGCGTGCACAATGGCAAGAGTGAATACAGATAGGAGTCCGACATGGCGACCAAACCACGCAACTACGCTGCCGAATACGCTAAGTACCAAGGCACCCCAGAGCAAATCAAGAACCGCGCTATGCGCAACAAGGCACGTGCCGAGGCAGTGAAAGCTGGCAAGGCTTCCAAGGGTGACGGTAAAGATGTTGCCCACGTAAAAGCCATCGACAAGGGTGGCAATAATGGGCACGGCACACGGGTGGAGTCACGATCAAGCAACCGTTCGTTTGCACGAGATGCAAAAAGTAATCTTGTGTCAGAAACAAGCAAAAGGGAACGTAAACGCGCTTGACAGCGCATGCAGTTGGCCTAGAATTGCTGTGTGAATCCCCGTGCGTAAGGTGTGGGTGGCACGGCAAGATTAGCTGGGAGCAGATTGAACTACACCAGTTGACGCTTCGCCGCATCCTAGGGGAGTGAGTTAACCGACTGACCACCGTAAGTGGTCGCTGACCTCGATTGTGGACAACCCACTTTCGGGATGTTTGTCATTGGGTGGGTAGAGTGCAATGAAGAAAAATGAGTTTGAAGCCCTGCTAAAACTACAGGACAGATACCTGTTGATGTGCGAGGTATACAGCGCCACGCACGGTAAGGCTGACCTACGTTACGCCGCCGATGTTGAAACCCGGCACGGCGATGTGGTGATGAGCGGCCCACCCGCCAAGACCCCTGCCGCAGCAGTCCAAAAATCAATAGCCCGGTACTACAAACAAAATGCAAATCATTGACAACAAGGCGTTACTTCTCAAGGTACGTGAACCGGGGCGCATCACCACCGTGATCCCCAAGAGCAAGCTGCTTGAATCTGGCGAGGTGCTGGTCAAGTGGGGGCTAGATGAAGCACAGGTGCTCAAGAACATGCGCATCAAGAATGTGCCATCGCCCATCAACGGATCGTACGACTGGCCGGGGCTGTATCGCCCATTTGCGCACCAACGTGTGACATCATCTTTCCTCACGATGAACCGCCGTGCGTTCTGCTTCAACGAGCAAGGCACAGGCAAGACATCCAGCGTGATCTGGGCCGCAGACTACCTGATGAAGATCGGCAAGATTCGCAGGGTGCTGGTGCTCTGCCCTCTGTCCATCATGTCCGCAGCTTGGGAGGGTGACCTGTTTAAGTTCGCCATGCACCGCACCGTGGCCATCGCCCACAGCTACTCCAAGGACAAGCGGATTGCCGCAGCACAGAGCGAGGCTGAGTTTGTCATCTGCAACTTTGACGGGCTTGAGATCATCCGTGATGCCGTGGCAAATGGCGAGTTCGATCTGATCGTGATTGACGAGGCCAACGCATACAAGAACGTGAGCACAAAGCGATTCAAGATTCTTAACTCAGTCATCAAGCCCGACATGTGGGTGTGGATGCTGACGGGTACACCTGCATCGCAGTCACCGACCGATGCCTACGGCTTGGCTAAGATCATCAACCCAACCGGAGTGCCCAAGTTCTTTGGTGCGTTCCGTGACCAAGTGATGCAGAAGATCACGAACTTTAAGTGGGTGCCCAAGCACACGTCTGAGAAGGTGTTGCACGATGTGTTGCAGCCAGCCATCCGCTTCACCAAGGAAGAGTGTCTGGACCTGCCTGACATGACGTACGTGACCCGCGAAGTGCCGTTGTCGTCACAGCAGCAGAGGTTTTACGATGCCCTGCGAAAGAACATGATGACCGTGGCCGCTGGAGAGGAGATCACCACGGTTAACGCAGCAGCAAACCTAAACAAGTTGCTACAACTGTCGTGTGGCGCGGTGTACGCAGATAACGGAGAGGTCGTGGCCTTTGATGCCAAGTCCCGCATGAGCGCCCTGCTTGAGGTGATTGAGGAAGCCAGCCACAAGGTCATCGTGTTCGCACCGTTCCGGCATGCGATTGACATCATCGCTGAAGAACTCAAGGCGCAAGGCATCTCAAGCGAGACCATCCACGGCGGCGTGCCCGTCAACAAGCGCACAGAAATATTTGCAGCGTTCCAAGCTGAGACAAAGCCGCAGGTGCTGGTCATCCAGCCACAAGCTGCCGCGCACGGCGTGACGCTTCATGCAGCCAACGTGGTCGTGTGGTGGGGGCCAATCACCTCCATCGAGACCTACCTACAAGCCAACGCACGGGTGCACCGTGCGGGGCAACGCAATCCTTGTACGGTTGTGCATCTTCAAGGCAGTCCTGTAGAACATCGCGTCTACAAGATGTTGACTGAGAAAGTGGACATCCATACACGGTTGATCGACCTCTACAAAAATATTGTTGAAGACACTTGACAATGTAAATAGAGGCCCTATAATAGTTAGACCTTTTACAAACGAAGGAGAGTGCAATGAGTGAAGAACCCACAGTCGAAAGACTGACCCGCATCTACGTCAAGATGCGTGACAAACGCAGAGAGCTTGAACGCCAAGCTGCCGAACTCAAAGAGAAGCAAGACCTTGTAGCCTCTGAGCTACTTGAGATTTGCAAGGCCCAAGGGGCTACCACCATCCGTACCGAGCACGGTACTGTGTCTAAACGTGTCACCAAGAACTACTGGTCTAGCGACTGGGACTCGTTCTTCAAATTCGTCAAAGAGCAGGACGCTTTTTCGCTGATGCAGCAACGCATCCACAACGCGAACATGGCCCAGTTCTTGGAAGAAAACCCCGATCTCCATCCTCCGGGGCTAAATGCGGATGTGAACCAAACTGTAGTCATCATCAAAAAGTAAGGAAAAATCATGAGTAACGATCTCGCAATGTTGGATGTCGGTCTGCCTTCTTACCTGAAGGAAATGGAACTGGACGATGCAACCAAGGCCCTGATGGGCAGTGGCGGCGGTGGTATGAAGCGCATCTCCATCAAGGGTGGTGTGTGGCGCATGATGGTCAACGGCAAAGAGATTGCCAAGAACGAAGACCGCTCCATGAACGTGGTGGTCGTGGCCGCTGCACCCAAGGTGTCGCGCACGTTCTATCTCAAGCAATACTCTGAGGGTGGCGATGTGGCAGCACCTGACTGCTGGTCTGCCGATGGTGACGTGCCTGATGCTAAGGCAAGCATCCCGCAAGCTAAACGCTGCGTGGACTGCGCACAGAACGCCAAGGGCTCCGGTCAAGGTGACAGCAAGGCTTGCCGCTACAGCCAGCGTCTGGCCGTGGTGTTGGCCAACGACATCCAAGGAGATGTATTCCAGTTGACTCTGCCAGCGGCGTCAATCTTTGGTGAAGGTGCACCGGGCAAGTGGCCCCTGCAAACATACGCCAAGATGATTGGTAGCAAGGGTATCCCGATCACTGCCGTGGTGACTGAGATGCGATTCGACACAGACAGCGCCACACCCAAGCTGACGTTCAAGCCAGTCAAAGTGTTGGAAGCCGCCGAACACCACATTGTCATCAACCAAGGCAAGTCTGATGCCGCGCTGAAGTCGATCACCATGACCGTGGCCGAGGCAGACGGTGCGAAGACCGCAAAGTTGGCAGCACCTGCACCAGCCCCTAAAGCCGAGGCCGCACCTGCTCCCAAGGTGGAAGCAGAACCTGTACAGGAACCTGTCAAACGTACAGCCAAGAAAGAGGAAGCCGCTGCACCGAAGAGTGACCTGTCGCAAATCTTGTCTGAGTGGGACGACGAGTAATGTCCAAAGGTTACTCCACACTTACAGTGCAGGAGATCAACGAGGCAAACCAATCCTTGCTCGGTGTCAAGCTGGGCAAGCTGTGCGTTGATCGGGACATACCCGTAACTGATGTTGCGGACTTCTTCCATGTGAGTCGGGTGACTGTATATTCTTGGTTTCGCGGAAAAGCAGTTGTATCCGGCAAGCATGCCGACAAGATGCAAAAGTTGATTGCAAAATTGACTTGACAGGTTAAGAAGGGCTAGGTTAGCTACCGAAGAGGGTGATTCCGTCACACCCCTGCCCGTTCTTTTTAATGACGCTCAAGGACGGCTATGATTTCGAGAAACGATTTTCTCGGGCTGGTGCTTTCACCGCTGGAAGACGGTGAGCACTATTGCAGTTGGGGTAATAAGAAAGAGAACGATGAGACACGAGTGCGTCAGCAGTTCGCAACCTCCATCGAAGAATTGAGTGCACAGGCAGATGGATTGCAAGCAGAGGGCTACAACGCTTTCTACGGCATGGCCAAGTACGGCCCCAAGGACAACGGTCGATACGCGACCAACGCCATCTCGCTCAAGTCGTTTTTTCTGGACCTCGATTGTGGCCCAACCAAACCATACGCTACGTTATCCGAAGGGCTGGCGGCGCTAAAGAATTTTTGCAAGGCTACCAAGCTGCCCAAGCCCACCATAGTACGGTCAGGCCACGGTGCGCACGTGTACTGGGTACTGGAAAAAGCCATGCCCCGGCAAGAATGGAAGCCATACGCCGAGAGACTCAAGGACCTGTGCGAGGAGCACAAGTTTGACATTGACCGTGCCGTTCCCGCTGATGCAGCCCGTGTGCTGCGCGTGCCTGAGACCAATCACCTCAAGGACCCGACCAACCCAATCCCGGTCGAGATTCTTTACGTTGCCCCTTTCTTGACAAGTGAGGTTTTACATGAGGTCCTAGAGCCTACTGAAAACATCTTGGCAGTTCTTGACAAGGCCGACTTCAAACGCCCGATGGACGCAGTGACTCTGGCCCTCATGGGGTCCAGCCAGTCGCGCTTCAAGACCATCATGCTCAAGTCCGTCGAGGGCACAGGTTGTGCACAGCTACTGCACATCTTTGACAACCAGACAACTATTGACGAGCCGCTGTGGCGTGCAGGTCTGAGCATTGCCCACCAGTGTGTGGACCGTGACAAAGCCATCCACGTGCTGTCTAGCAAGCACCCCGATTACAACTCAGCAGAAACTGAGCGCAAGGCCAGCGAGACCAAGGGTCCGTATACCTGCGAGACATTCAAGAAACTGAACCCCGCCGTGTGCGAGGGTTGCACCCACAAGTTCACGTCCCCCATTCAGCTTGGCAAAGAGATTGTCGAAGCCACGGAAGAAGACAGCGTTGTTACCGATTTGGAACCAGCGACCAAGGAAGCCAAGACCTACGTCATCCCCAAGTACCCATACCCGTTCTTTCGGGGCAAGACAGGTGGCATCTACCAACGTACCAAGGATCGTGACGACAACGACATCGAGGTGCTGGTGTACCCGTACGACTTCTATGTGGTCAAGCGGATGCAAGACCCCGATCTGGGCGAGACCATCCTGCTGCGCTTGCACTTGCCAAAAGATGGTGTGCGTGAGTTCATCATGCCGCTGGCCAGCGTGTTGTCCAAAGAGAAATTTATCAGCACCGTTGCATCGCACGGCATCACGGCGCTCGGCAAGTTGCAAGACTCGCTGATGTACTACGTTACAAAATGGGTTGAGGATTTACAGATGCACTCACAGGCAGACAAGGCACACAAGCAATTTGGTTGGCTGGAGGACGAGTCCGGCATCATTGTTGGGGACCGAGAAATCCGTGCAACGGAGGTTGTCTACAGCCCACCCTCTGCACCAACACTGCCGCACGTGCCGCTGTTCACCCCCAAGGGAGACTTCCAAATATGGAAGGACACGATCAACGTATACGGTCGTCCGGGCATGGAGTACCGGGCCTTTGCTTTCTTCATGGGCTTTGGCACG